CCTATGGTGGTATGCCGATGGTCGAGAAGAACGGCCAGAAGGTTCCGGCTTTTGCTGCTGACGGCAAGGGCAAGATGGCCAAGGGCGGCAAGGCTAAGTGTATGGCCAAGGGTGGTCTGGCGGCTGGTCACAAGGCAGCTGATGGTATTGCTAAAAAGGGCAAGACTAAGGCCATGATGCCCAAGATGGCCGGATCAACCGGCATGAAGCGCGGCGGCAAGTGCTAAGGAGACGGAAATGGCTGATGAGAAGAAACCCAAGAAGAAGCTTTCTGCCAAAGTTAGAGAGGCGGCGGCGAGGATTTATGATAGAAGCGTTTACCCAAATAGCCGTACGGACCTGCTCGACATGGTAAATAATGTTCCAGACCCCCGAGGCCTGCCAGAGAAGATTTATGACTTTGGTGGGGAACGTATAGTAGCTCCAATGGTTGATATGGTTGGGGCCGGGATGGAAAAAGTAGGTATGAGAAAAGGTGGGGAGGTTAAGCGGCGCGCTGTTAAGAAAACATCTGCCGGCAGTTCAGCTAAAAAGCGCACCGCCACGAAAAGCGCACCGCCACGAAAAGCGGACGCCACGAAAAGCGGCCGCAAGTAATTTGCTCCCAACCGGGGACCGTGCAACGGCTCGTGGCTCAAGGGCCACGAGCTTGTTCAATAGGAGAAAGAAATGAGTGACTTCATGCAGCGGCAGTTCGACATCAGTCAGGAGCTTATCCGTCTGATGCATCGTGAGCATCAGGAGCGTGCTAAGCTGTCAGAGCTTTACGAGGCCCAGCTTGCGGAGAAAGATAAGGTCATCAAAAAGCTTCAGGCGACAGTCGAAGCTCTTGAACTTTTGACCAAATCGTCGTAGCCTTACGGCAGGGAGATAGTTCCCTACACACAGGAGACACACATGAACCCGTATGAACTGCGTTACGAGGTGTTGAAGACCGCGAGAGAGATGCTTGAACACCAGTTCCATGCCAACATGGAGCTTTGGCGTTTGGGTGAGAAGGCCCTTGAGTCGCTGCCCAAGCCGCCGACCCTTGAAGAGGTGTTGACATTCGCTGACAAGATGAATACTTTTGTCAGCAGCAAGTAAGAACTAGTCCTTCTGACGAGTCTTCAGTAGACGAAACGGCTACGAACGTAGCCGTAAAGGACACGCCCCGTACCTTCCGGTGTATAAGTGGGGCAACAGGGATGACGCACCTCGGCCCACGGTTCTGACCAAGGCTCAAGTCGCCGCCCGTTATCGAGAAAGGAAGAAACGTGAACAGGTACAAAACCGTATTTGACGCCACTGTGGCTGGCATTCCGTGCCAGATTGGTGTCCTGTCATATGAGCCGTTGATGCAGGGCCGCTACACAGCGGCACCTGAGAACTGCTACCCGGATGAGGGCGGCTTTGGTGAATACGACGTACTAGACGGCAACGGACGACGCGCCTTGTGGCTTGAGAAGAAAATCAAGGACCGCGACGAAGAGCGTATCCAAGAGAGCATTTGTGCTCACATGGAGGGTTGGTGATGAACCCAGTTATGGCCTTCCCGTTTAAGGACCCGGAGTTCGGGTTGCAACCGGGCATGAGTCTTCTTGATTTCTTCGCGGCTCACGCGCCAGTGACCTTTGACATGGCCCTAAAGGCGTGGGGCGACGACAATATCAACCTGACTGGCAGCGACCTACAGGACTTCTACGCCATGTGGTCTTATCTGCGCTATGAATACGCCGCTGCGATGATTGGGGAAAGGGAGGCTAGAAATGACTAACGAAGAAATCGTTGAACAGATGGACCAAATCTGCAACGTATCTAATTTCATCATGCAGTTGACCAACACGATTCACCCCGGCACGGTTGTCGGCGCTTGCGCCATGGCAGCAGGCTCGATTGGCACCGTCTGCTCCATGTCCAAAGAAGAGTTCATGGAGCACGTTAGCGGAATGGTCGGGCAAGCTTGGGACCGGCAGTTGGAGGCCCAAGTAGCACAGGCCAAGGACCACGGACCGCTGCAATGAGCACCATCGACGGACTGGCCATGGTGTGCTGTCCAAAGTGCGGCAGCGACGAACACTTCGATAGCATGCCCCGTTGGGGCCGAAGATTTGATTGAAGAGCACTAGCAAACACGGCCCGTTGACCACGGACCAAGGGCCCTTCGGGGCTCTTTTTTTGCGTCCGGTCTTGTGTCTTATATAAGACATAAGAGTCGATTTTTATCGTTAGTGCACTAAGGGTAGTGGCTCATTTGGTGAGCCACTAAAGTAAGTTAGGGGTGGGGGAGAGTGGGGGAAGAAACAAGGACCACGGACCATGGACCACGGAGCTCAAAGTTTGAGCAGAAATCGCTCAAAAGTTGTGCAAAATGGGGGGTATATAGAACTTTTTACCCCCCATGTGTTTTTTTGTGCGTGTTTGTGAGAATTTTGCCGTAATAGACGTAATGCCGTAATAAGTGAGTATCTATGCGGGTTACAGCTCGTACACTTCTATTACGTTTACTTTCTAGTGTAGAGTAAAGTAAACTTTTACAGGGAGAGGCGGGGTTTACCCCTATGACGAAAAAAAAAAACATGTAAGGGGGGTAAAAAGTTCTATAGGGCCCCTGTTTTCTAGAATCTGTCCAACGAGGAGCTAACGTGTCAAAGAACGATGTCTGGAACGTCCCGCCTGTTATTGCCAATAAGGCGGCGAAGAGGCTGACCACTCCGGTCAAGCCCCTGAAGAAGTACAAGACCCTGAACCCGAAAGAATGGAAGTTTGTTCAGGAACTGGTTAGCAACGATGGCCACATCACCATGAAGGAAGCCGCCATCCGTGCCGGCTATAGCGAACGCTCGGCTAGTGCGATTGCATGGCAACTGACGAACCCTGAAAAGGCACCGCACGTTGTCTCTGCTATTCAGGCTTATAGGGCAGAACTGAATGCCAAGTACAACACCACGTTCGAGCGCCACATGCGTGACCTTCAACTGATTCGGGACAAGGCTTTGGAAGCCGGTGCGTTCGGTGCTGCTGTTCAGGCCGAGTATCGTCGTGGCCAAGCCCTTGGCACCATCTACATTGACCGCAAGGAAATCCGGCACGGCACCATCGATTCGATGAGCCGCGAGGAAGTCGAGAGGAAGCTTCACGAGCTTAAAGCCCTGTACGGTGGACCTCCCCCTAGGGAAATCATTGACATCGCGCCCGAGAGCGTCGTAGAGGCCTCTAAACGCGACGTAGACCCCGACTTTAACCCCAACGACTACATCGATGCCGACGAAGCCTGAGAGCCGCTTAGCGCAACGTATCAAGGATGGCCTGACCGGCTGCTACGTCACTCGCATAGAGTCACGCGTGAATCTTGGCATACCGGATTGCTTGATTGCCTTTCCGGGGCGGTTCGTGATGGTCGAGCTCAAGGTGGTGGACAAGGGGCTCAAGGTGCACCTGAGCCCGCACCAAATTAGCTTCCTGATGACGCACGCCTCCCACAAGTGCCCCGTGTTCGTCGTGGTGCACTACAAAGCCCCCCGGGAGCGGTATGGCGAGCTTCTGGTGTACGCGGGGGCAGATGCTGACAAGCTTGCCGATATAGGCGTACGCCACGAGCCCCTAGCACGATGGCCAGTTAATGGCGTCATCTGGGCAGACTTCAAAAAAGTGTTGACAGGAGGATACGGTGTCGCCTAGTCTGGTGTTGCGGCAGGGAGCCGCATAGAACTGGAGAATGAATAATGCTTAAGACAGTAGCTGTATCTGCTAATAAGAAAACTGGCCCGATTGCTGTAACGTATCGCGCCGGCCAGTCCCACACTTACGGCACGTGCCCGAGCCGCTGCGGATTGCATCCCCTGAAGGTTAGCGGTGCGTCGGCGGTGGACATGGAATATTTGCGGGCGGTGTTCGATGCTGTGCCGCGTGGCGGCGTGGCGTGGACCTACTCGCATTTTTCTGCCGACACGCTGCCGAAGCCGCAAGCCGGTAAGACGGTCATTAATAGTTCATGCGACACAATTGCGGAGGCGGTCCGCTCTATGTCCATGGGCATCCCTGCTACGTATACTGCGCCACGTGATAGTGGCGAATGGCCGCAAGTGCATGACGGCGTCAAGTTTGTGCGGTGCCCTGCTGAGACTGTGGACCGCGTCAACTGCCAGAATTGTGGCGGGGGCCGCCCGTTATGTGCACGTGGGGACCGGTCTTATGTCGTGGTTTTCGTGGCGCACGGTACGGGGGCGAAGAGAGTAGGTAAGGACTGCGGCGGCGGTTGCTACGCTGCTAGCGGACCGACTGCTATCCAATGGCACAACACTCGCAAGTCTGGCGCTGCGAATGATGCGGACGCTCTGCGCCAGTTTGCGGATTCATTACCCCCCGGGTCCATGCTGCGCCACCATGTTGCCGGCGACATTGGCGCGGAGGCCATGGTATGCTAATTATTGTGTTAGCGCTTTTTGTTTACTTGCTCATCGCTTACTTGTCTGATAACTGGGATTAACAAACAAGGTGATATTGATAGGAATAAACGATTAGACGCCGGCGGGGCACCGGCATAGAGTTCAGTCAACCGGCATGGGGCCGGCCTAGAAAGAGGGAAAATTGAGCATGGACACTAACAGCAGAGTCGGGCCGTATGTGGGAGTGAGCCGAGATTTTAACCGTGGTCGTTATCGCATCCTGATTTATGGAGCCTTTAACGCATACGGCCTCATCGGTACCGAGTGCAACGGCGTTGCCGTGTTGGACGATGAAGAGCGGTTAATTGTGGCGGATGAACTTGGGCGTAGTCCAGAGGGCGGATGGTTCGGACCGACAGAAGAGCAGCATCACCTTGCCGAATGGTTGCGACTGTGCCCGCCTGATAAGTTTGCGGAGTACATCAACAGCAGCGGCAGGAATCGCCACGTAGTGGACCCGGCTACCGTTCCGACCGAGCCGCCGGACCCCTTTGTTTTGGTATCCGACTAAAGTAGTCGGGTATATCAACTATAAGGTTTTACTTATCAATGGCTTAGGGTAGGTCTTATGTCTTATATAAGACTTGCCCGCCATGTATGTAAACCTAGCCCTTATTAGCGGCCCTTGATTGATAGGAAAAAACGATTGGCCGTGGGCCGTGGACCGTGTAACATGGGCACTGTGGCATCCCGCCACACTTAGAACGGAGAATGTGACATGAGCGCGAATTTTGAGCAGGCCGCACCGGCCCTTGATTTGTCCCAGTTCTACGGGACCGAGAACTATTACCGCCACATTAGTGGCAAGGTGTACACGGATGGCGTCCAGTACTTCGCCAGTCGGGCTGGGGCGTACTGGTTCGTGGACCTTATGCTGTTGGAACTGGCAACGGACGAGGGGCCGTTTGTCGCGGTCACGTTGACCGTGAAGGGTGACGCTGCCGACATTTGCGTCACGGACGGTAACGACGGGGTGTTGGCCCGCAAGTCGATTGAATGGACCGACTGTCCCGAGGGTGAGTACACCTTTTATATCTGCGACGGCGTAATGATGTTGTCGTCGGAGTACTGACCCGTGGCCGTCGCAACGTATCACCGCGACGGCTCCGCCGTCGCGGTCCAGATAGGACCAAGGGATTGGTTCTGGCGGGCCTACGTCGAGGGGCGCGAAGTCGCGCAGGGACACGCCACGAGCAGGAACGCGGCCACGCAGCGCGCCCGCGCTGCGGCTATCAACAAGAGCGGCCTGATAGGAAAAAACTATTAGACATGGCCGGCTGATAGGAAAAAACGATTAGACATGGCCGGCAGGACCGGGTATAGTGGTAATGTGGCAAGCCCGCCACACTTAGAACGGAGAACGAAACATGAAAGTAGCAGACCTGATTCTTTTGCTTGCGCCGCTGTCAGACCGGACCATTAGCCTGCGCCATAGCGGCCTGCTCATGGCCCTTGACCGCGAATGCTTGCAAGTGCTGGACGAAGAGAACGCGGTATTCGAGATGCCGGCCCCCGCTCGCGTCACCCTCGATGACGCTCTTTGCACCTTGGCCGACTGGGTGCGCCACGCGGAACTCCGCATCGCGGCGCTTGAGGAGAACGGCCCCGCCGGCATCGACTACAGCGAACTGGCCCTTAACCTCGACATGTCCGACCTCGCAGGCGAGGTTGACCGGTCCGACCTCGCCGGATACGTCGACATGTCCGACCTCGCCCAATACGTCGACATGTCCGACCTCGCCGGACACCTTAACATTGATGACGCCGTAGAGGAGGCGGTCAACGACACGCTGCGCGACGCTCGGTTTAGGTTAGCGTGATTCGCTTGCACCTGCCCGCAAGGGCAGGTTATAATGCAGGGGCAGCATCCCGCTGCCCCTAGAATGGAGAACGAAATGCGTACTATTAAAATCGGTTATCACCGCTTTGCTGTCCCGTCTAACTGGACTTCTAAGAACGTGGGCGAGTTTGCGGCCCAGATGTCGGAACTGACTCAGGTTAGCGACTTGTCCGAAAAGGTTGGCGAATCGTGGACTTCAGTCCCTTACCTGAATGAATTGGACGGCGTGACCATCGGCCATGTCGGGTTCGTGCTGCCGAACTACGAGTCCGCCCGCCAGCATCTTGACGGCCTGAAGGATGCCGCCGAAGACCAGCGGCAGGAGCGGGACCGGCGCGGCGTGTCCAACATCGGCAGCGTAGCGACGTGATTCGCTTGCACCTGCCCGCAAGGGCAGGTTATAATGCAGGGGCAGCATCCCGCTGCCCACTAGAACGGAGAACGAATTATGACAATGATTATCGGCAACCAGATTCCTTTATTCCGCCTGATGGTCCTGCGGAGCGGACTAACACTTGAAATCAAGGGGCTGCGGGTCAGCAACGGCCGCTCGTGCGCCGCCATCATCCGCGAGATGATTGGCAGCAAGACCAGCGACAAAACCGCGCTGCTGCTCGAGTTCGAGCAATGGCTGGAACGTCACGCGGAAATCGCCTAACGCACCGGGCACGGTTCTTGCCTTAGCAAGGACCGTGCCATCCGAGCAGGCATGGTTCTTGCCTTAGCAAGAACCATGCCAAGGTACCCTAGTACCGAAAGGCGCTAGGGAAAGCGCCTTTATGCAATATTCTTCTTCCCACAAGGCGGTGGCGGGGGTGGGCGGGCCCGCCACTCTCGATTTTGGACAAACAGCTACCACCAAACGCATTTTGCCCCCATAGTTAGTAGGCGCTTCTTGCCAAACCCACCCCCTTGTTTTATTTTGCAAATCTGGCTCAAAATTTATGCAAAATTTTTTCAAACGGAAAGTTCATGACAGACGATAAGCGGCGTCAGGAAATCGAGACAGAGATAGCCAAATACGAGCTTCGTCTGGCTCTTTTGGCGTCACAGGACAAAGCAAAGACCGACTTCCTGTCTTTCTGCCAATACGTCTGGCCCGAGATGCTTGTTGGGGAGCATCATCGCAAGATTGCCGAGGCCCTTGATAGGGTAGTCGAGGGCAAGTGCAAGCGTCTGATGATTGCAATGCCGCCGCGTCATGGCAAAAGCCAGATGGGCAGCTATCTGTTCCCCGCGTACATCATGGGCCGTAAGCCGAATTCCAAGGTCATTGTTGGGTCACACACGGCTGAACTCGCGCAACGCTTTGGCCGGATGATTCGAAACCTTGTCTCTGACCAGAAGTACAAGGAAATCTTCCCCGGGATGAGCCTCTCTGCCGACAGTAAAGCCGCTGGCCGGTGGGACACGAATGAAGGCGGTGAAGCGTTCTTCATTGGTAAGGGCGGTGCAATGACGGGCCGTGGGGGCAATATTGTCGTTCTGGATGACATCTTGGACGAACAGGATGCAACGTCCGAGACTGCTATGGAGAACACTTATGAGTGGTACACCTCTGGACCACGGCAACGCTTGCAACCGGGCGGGGCCATTATCATCATCAACACCCGTTGGAGTCCTGACGACCTGTCTGGTCGGCTCTTACGACAGCAATCACGGCTCAAGGCTGACCAGTGGGAGGTTTTGGAGTTTCCTGCAATCCTGCCTAGCGGCAATCCGTTGTGGCCGGAATACTGGAACATTGACGAACTCGAACAAGTAAGGGCGTCTCTTGGGCCGAAGAAGTGGTCCGCGCAGTGGCAACAGCAGCCCACGAATGATGAGGGTGCGATTCTCAAGCGGGAGTGGTGGAACATCTGGAAGCACGACGAGCCGCCGCCGTGTGATTATGTGATTCAGAGTTTGGATACTGCGTATTCCAAAAAGGAGACGGCTGACTATTCGGTTATTACGACGTGGGGTGTGTTCCGTCCCGGCCCAGATGCCCCTGTCTCAATTATCCTGCTCGGAGTCGAGCGTGGTCGGTGGGACTTTCCTGAATTGAAGCGGGTAGCGTACGACGCGTATAAGGCGTGGAATCCGGACAACATCCTGATTGAAGCAAAGGCTTCGGGTATGCCGCTCATGCAGGAGTTGAGGCGGCTGGGTATCCCTGTCACCTCCTTCAGCCCCGGTGGGCGGCGCACGGGCACTGACAAGGTAGCGCGGGCCAATTCCATTGCGCCTATGTTTGAGGCCGGTTTGGTATGGGCCCCGGACACTTATTGGGCGGAGGACCTCATCGAAGAGTGCGCCGCGTTCCCTGTTGGGCAGCACGATGACCAAGTCGATAGTACGACGGCTGCATTGGCGCGTTTTCGTCAGGGTAATTTTGTCAGTTTGCCTTCTGATTATCCGGACGAGGAAACTCCCGAAGAGGACGCTAGCCAATATGAATACTACTGACTTACAATACGGTTGACATTTTCCGAGGACCGTGGTCCATGGCCCAAGAACCCGTAACTAATCTCATCCGTACTGAGGCGCAGAAGCAGGGTGTCAACCCAGATTTGGCGATTCAGATTGCGAGTGTTGAGTCGGGCCTGAACCCGTCCGCTCAAAACCCCAAGTCAAGTGCTGCTGGCCTGTTCCAGTTGATTGACAGGACGCGCAAAGAGCTTGGTGGTGACCCCAAGAAGAAGCTTGACCCGTTGGAAAACGTGCGTTTGGGCGTGAAGCTCATCAAGCAGAATGAGGGTCAGTTGATGAAGAACCTTGGACGACGGCCCACGGACCATGAATTGTACATGGCGCACCTGTTTGGGCCTACTGGTGCGGTCAGTTTGATTCAGGCGGACCCGACTACACCGGTGCAGAAGGCGGTTTTGGGGTTTTCTAGTCCTAAAACGGCGGATGCCATCGTCAAAAACAACCGTTTGACGGGTACGGTGGGCGACGTTATTGGCAAGTTCCAACAAAAATTTGGTGGAAAGCCTCAAACCCAACAAAAAACTGCGCCGGTAAAGCAAAAACCGGCTGCGCCTGAGGGCCCGATTCCGTTTACGACGGGCTTTGACTTTGCTGACCTAGGGCCGAGCTATCAGGCGGCTTTTGCGTTGGCGAGTCTGGGCATGTTGGAGGCTCCTACGGAAGGTGAGGAGCAGGAGAAAAAGAAGGTTGAGGTAGAGAAAGAGCCGCAGCAGCCGAGCAAGTCGTCGCAGATGCTGGCCGGCATGAAGTTGCCGGAGCCTTTGGCTTTTGCAGGAGGCGGAAGTGCGGAAAAAGCGCCCCCGGTGGTTGTAACCCCGGAAGAAAAGCCCAAAACTGAGGCCAAGAGTATGCTGGACAAGCTTTTGGAGACACGGAAAGAGGTCATCAGCACACTTCCGGGGTTACAACCACCGGAAGAAAAGCCCAAAACTGAGGCCAAGAGTATGCTGGACAAGTTTTTGGAGACACGGAAAGAGGTCATCAGCACACTTCCGGGCATGGGAGCGGACATGGCCGCGTCCACGATTAACCCTGTCTACGGTGCGGCTGCGTCAGCAGCGGACTTTGAGATTGCACGGCGCGAAGGCGACCTTCTGGGCATGGGCCTGTCTGGCATTGGCCTTATTCCCGGTCTTGGGCCGGCGCTCAAGGGCATCGGCATGAAGGCCGCTCCGGCTATTCTTGGTGCGATTCGCCCCAAGGGCGGCGTCTTCATGACTTCTGGTAAGTACGGGGAAGTGGTGGGACCGAACAAGCGGGCAGACACCTTCTCCAAGTTTGACAACGACATGAACAACATTTTGGACAGGGTGGAAATTAAAGCCAAAGCGGAGATTAGCGGCATTTCTCAGGAATCGGCGGACGCTATCAGGGAACTGTTCGACAAGAAGGCCCGCAAGTACTTCACGACGCAGTTTGCGTCCGTTGATGACCCGCTTTATGACGCTCTCAAGGAAGGCCGCATCAAGCCGGTTGGGGAACCAGACAAGAAGCTGTTCCGTAGATACATGGTCACCAAGGCACAAGAAGGTGACCCGGAAGCACTGGAAGATTTGGCTGTTGCCTACGACAAGGCACTTCATCGGTCTGTTTTTGTTCCAAAGGGCCAAATGTATTCAACGGAAGCGTTTAACCTGAGTGGACGCAGAAAAAAAGAAGCACGGGAGTTGGCAGAGTCGCAACGTCTTGCAGCCGAAGAAAAGTTGGCCCCGGAAGAACTGCGTAGCATGGAAGTTTTATTCGTTGACCATAAAGAGCTCGATAGTCTTCTGCATGGAGAAGGGGCCAACGTACCTCCGCACATTCAACGCGCCCTTTCGGAGGGCGAGATGGTCTACGACATCAGCAATTTTGATGTGCCTAAGTTTATGAAACCGTCCGAAGAAATGATTGATGAACTGGCCAAGATTGACCCGGCGGTTCTCAAGAAAATGAACTATCCAGAGGCGGTAGTCGCCATTAACAAGCCGATGCGCTTTGCAGTAGACTGGGTGGATGTTGTCAATACCGCGGACAAAAAGGGCGCAAAAGCAGTGCCCAAGGAAAGCAGAGCCATGTTCACCCAGACTGTGATACCTCTGGGCGACGGACAAAAGTGGGTCAGGCTCACCGACAGTAAGGCCGCTGCTCTAGAGGGCAAGATGATGAAGCACTCTGTCTGGCTCTACGACAAGAAAGGGAATTACGGACCGCTCAAAGGTGGGAAGGACGATTTTGACTCTGGGAGGGTTGAGGTGTTCTCGCTGCGTGGCCCCGACGATATACCTGAACTTACCATTGAAGTGGATAAGGCAACATCACTTACGGGCGACGGTATCGTTACTCAGGTTAAGGGACGCTTTAACGAGAGTCTTGAAGGTCTCCTGCCTTACGCAGACCAGATTGTTTCCTTCTTCGAGAAGACCGGTTATGTTCCGGGTGGACTAGACATTCCAGACGAAATCCTGCAACGCATCAGAAAACCAGTTGGTAAAGCCAAAGGCGGTATGGTAGATAAGCCGCTGTACTCCTAAGGAACAGACATGCCCATTGACAAGGCCCTCAACTCTCTGCCTGAGGTTGACATTGAAATCGAAGCTCCTCCTGCTTTGGAAGACGCTCCTGACGTTGAGATTGAACTCGAATCGGACGGTAGCGCAACGGTATCTATTGAAGAGAAGGAAACGGACTTCTACGCCAACCTAGCGGAAGTCATGGACCCGGCCGACCTACGGAACGTCAGCAATGACTTGATGGCCCTTTTTGAAGCAGATGCCTCCAGTCGAGACGACTGGGAAAAGCAGTACAGCAAGGGCATGGAGATGCTGGGCTTTACGTTTGAAGAGCGCACACGCCCGTTCAAGGGCGCGTGCGGCGTAAAGCATCCAATGCTGACCGAGGCCATCGTGCAGTTTCAAGCACAGGCCATGAAGGAACTGATGCCGGCAGATGGACCGGTACGTACGCAAATCCTTGGCAAGGAGACGGTAGACAAGCTTCAACGTGCTGACCGCGTCAAGGAGTTCATGAACTACCAGATTACTACCGGGATGCCTGAGTACACCCCGGAGTTCGACCAGATGCTGTTCTATGTCGGCTACGGCGGTTCGGCATTTAAGAAGGTTTACTACGATGCGGCCGGCGATAAGGCGGCTAGTCCACTGCTGCTACCTGACGATGTGTACATCCCGTACAACGGTTCGTCGGTCATGAGCAAATGCGAACGCATCACGCAGCGTGTCCACATGTCCATCAACGCATACCGTAAGGCGGTGGCCAGTGGCATGTATATGGACATGGCTCAAGAAGGGGAGCAAAACACCTTTACTTCTACTGATATCCAAGACGCTATCGACAAGATTAGCGGCTTGTCGCCAAGTGGCGAGGAAGAGGAAGTTAGCTTGCTGGAGTTTCATGTTGACTATGACCTCCCCGGCTTTGAGGACGAGGACAGCATTCGTCTCCCGTACATCATCACGGTAGATGAGACCAGCGGCCAAGTTCTGGCGATTCGCCGTAACTGGAACGAGGACGATAAGAAGTGCTGCCGCAAGGAGTACTTCGTACACTACATGCTAATCCAAGGTCCGGGAGCCTATGGCCTTGGTTTCTTGCACTTGATTGGTGGTCTGACCAAGGTATCGACGGCTGCGCTACAGCAGCTTATCGACGCTGGTACGCTGGCCAACCTGCCGGGAGGTTTCAAGGCCAAGGGCGCACGAATCATGAACGATGACGTGCCTATCCAGCCGGGTGAGTTCCGAGACATGGACGCTGGTGGCCAAGAGCTTTCTGCCTCGCTTCTGCCTCTGCCATACAAGGAACCCAGCCAAACCCTGTTCACTCTTCTTGGCTTCACGGTTCAGGCGGGCCAACGTTTGGCAGCGATTGCTGACCTACAGGTGGGTGACGGCAACCAACAGGCCGCTGTAGGCACCACTCTGGCTATGCTGGAGCGGGGGTCCACGGTCATGTCTGGAATCCACAAGCGCCTGCATTACGCGCAGAAGCTGGAGTTCCAACTTCTGGCTAGGGTGTTTGGAGAGTATCTCCCCGACGATTACCCGTATGACGTGGTGGGCGGTAGCCGCCGCATCAAGCGAAAGGACTTTGACGGGTCTATTGGTGTCATCCCAGTTGCAGACCCCAATATTTTCTCAATGGCGCAACGCATCACTTTGGCTCAGACGGAACTGCAACTGGCCCAGAGTGCCCCCCAGATGCATGACATGTACGAGGCCTATCGCCGCATGTATGAAGCAATCGGGGTGAAGGACATCGACTCACTGCTCATGCCTCAGCATCAGGATAGGCCCAAGGACCCGATGGAGGAAAACAGCCTGTCTTTGGACGGCATGCGCCTCAAAGCATTCGCTGGGCAGCAGCATGACGCCCACATCATGAATCACCTGATGTTCACGATGTCCCCAATGATTCAGGGGCTGCCCCAGACCGCTATCAATCTCATGAAGCACGTTCTTGAGCATATTCGTCTCAAGGCGGAGGAGACCGTTGAGGCTGAATTATTTATGCAATACGGCACTGACCCGGACAAGATGGTATCCATGCTGCAACGTGAAGCGATGGTAGCTCTGAAGGAAGCCCAGTTCTACCAAGAGCTACGTCAGTTGCAAAACCAACTATCCGGTGGTGAAGGCCAAGAAGACCCGTTAATCAAGCTCAAGGAGCAAGAACTGCAACTTGTGTCTCAGCGTGACCAGACCAAGGCTCAGGAGTCGCAGGCCAGATTGCAGTTGGATGCCCAAAAGGCTCAGAAAGAAATCGAAATGCAGCAGGCCCGCATTAGTTCTCAGGAAAAAATTGCGGACCAGCGTACCACTGTTGCTATGCAACGCGTAAATGAGATGAGGAACAAAGCAAATGCCACTCAAAACCGGACGTAGTAAGAAGGTCGTCTCCAAAAAGCCGGTCAAAAAGGCTGATGGCGGGGAAATTACGTACAAAAGGGACGGAAATAACCCTGTACACTTGTATTCTAAAGGCGGTTGCGTTAAAAAGAAGCGTTGACTTGGTCAACAGCCCTCAAGCGGTGGCATAACCGCTTGCTTTTCATGGTGAGTCCCATGCTTGAATTCGCAGAAAGTGTGATGAATGAGATTCGAATGCTCAGGAAGGACGCTGAACGTCACGTTTTGGACGGTACAGTCAAATCCATGGAGCAATATCGCCATCTCATGGGCCGTCTTGAGGGTTATACGTTCGTGGAACAGGCAGTACGCCAACTTCTGAACAAAAACCCTAACCTATAAGGAGAAAATCCTTGGAAAAGACGGCGCTTGAGCGCAAATGGGAGGAAGAAGCCGCAAACTGTGAGCCGAGTCTTAATGATGCTTACGGTGAAGACGGCAAACTTGTTCCAGACGGCATCAACCAGTCAGTTTTGGACCGTATTCCGCGCCCAGCCGGGTGGCGGATTGTTCTTCTGCCTTATCGGGGCGCACAGAAGACAAAAGGCGGCATTGTACTTGCGGACCAGACCATCGAGAGGAATCAACTCACGACGGTGTGTGCGTACGTCCTGCGTGTGGGCGACTTGGCCTACAAGGACACGAGCAAGTTTCCTAACGGCGCTTGGTGCAAGGAAGGCGATTGGGTGATTTTTGGCAGATATGCCGGTGCCCGCCTTGGTATTGACGGAGGCGAGATTCGCATCCTTAACGATGACGAAATTCTGGCCGTAATCAACGACCCCGAAGACATTCTTCACATGTGAGGTAGAGATGAACGTAATGAGCAATCAAGAAGACCTTGAGTTTGACGTGGGTGAGGGTGAAAAGCCCGTAACCATTGCTCTGGAACAAGAGCCCGAAGAACACAATGCATCGGAGCCGGAAGAATCAGTAGCAGCCAAGGAGCATGAGTCCGAACTAGACCGTGTTTCCGAACAGGTGCAAAAGCGCATCGACAAGTTGACCGCTCGTATGCGTGAGGCCCAGCGTCGGGAGCAGGCCGCGCTTGAGTACGCCAAGGGGCTTCAGTCACAAGCACATAATTTGCATCAACGTCTGATGTACGTTGATGACTCGAGAGTTACGGAAAGTAAGTCTCGTATTGATAGCCAACTTATAGCCATCAAGCAGATTATTGCCAAGGCCCGTGAAGAAGGCGACATCAGCACTGAAGTTGAGGCCCAAGAACGTCTAGCGTTTCTTATCGGAGAACATCAGCAATTGGCTGGCTATGCCGCTCAGCGTCAAACACAGCCTATTCAACAACAAATCCAACAACCGATTCAAACTCAAGCTAAGCCGCGTGGTCCTAGTGTCAAGGCTGAATCTTGGGCGGAGAGGAACGCGTGGTTCGGGCAAGACAGAGTAATGACTCATGCAGCTTGGGGTATTCACTCTCAACTTATTGAAGAAGAGGGATTTGACCCAGAATCAGATGAGTATTATGATGAACTCGATTCACGCTTGCGGAATGAATTTCCGCATAAGTTTGAACAAAACAGGAAACCGAAGAACGTCCAATCGGTTGCGCCTGCTACCCGGAGTTCCGGGGTTACGACTGTTGGTGGACGCAGGACGGTGAAACTTTCACCGAGTCAAGTTGCAATTGCTCGTAAGCTGGGTGTTCCTCTTGAGGAATACGCCAAATACGTTAAGGAGTAATCATGGTTGATGAAAAAGTCGAGGTAAATCGTGCCCCCCGCAACGCGGCAAGCCGCGAAAAAGACGCACGTCGTAAGCCATGGGCTCCTCCCTCCCGTCTGGATGCCCCTCCGGCTCCGGATGGTTACAAGCATCGCTGGATTCGCGCCGAAGTTAACGGCTTTGAAGACAAGCAGCACGTTTATGGTCGCCTTCGTGAAGGTTATGAACTCGTCCGTCAGGAAGAGCTTCCCGAAGAGTACCAAGGCATGCTTCCTTGCATCGAAGACGGTAAGCATGCTGGCGTCGTGTCCGTAGGCGGCTTGCTTTTGGCTCGTATCCCGGTTGAAACGGTTGAAGAACGCAATGCGTACTTTGCCCGTAAGGCTCGTGAACAGCTTGATGCAGTTGATAATGAGATGTTGCGGGAGAACGCTCATTCGTCCATGCGAATTCAATCGCCCGAACGGAGTTCTCGCACCACTTTCAAGGGTCCTCAGGGATGAGAACCCGTAACCTTTTAAACTCAGGAGATACAAATGGCTAATACCAATAAGGCCTTTGGTTTCCGCCCGGTAGGTAAGGTCGGTAGCGGTTATGATGGCCAAGGCCAAAACAGCTACCCCATTGAAGCCAACTACAACACGGCTATCTATCAGGGCGATTCCGTCACCCTTAGCGGCGGTTATCTGACCGTTGCCACCACGGGTCCGCTTCTCGGTGTTTTCATGGGCTGTCAGTACACTGACCCCACCACCGGCAAGCCGACGTGGAAGAACTACTACCCGGCCAGCACCAACGCTTCGGACATCGTCGCGTTCGTCGTTGACGACCCGAACGCTGAGTTCGTGGTCCAATGCTCGGGTACGGCTGCTGCCACCTGCCGTGGTCGTAACGCAACCATCGTTACCTCCACCTCGGGCAGCGCAACCACCGGTGTCTCGGGCCAGCAAGTTAGCGCCCCGGCTACCGGCAACGCCACCCACCCGTGGAAGGTTGTCGCCGTTTACGAAGCGGATGGTAATGATGATGTTGCCTCCGACTACGCTGACCTTATCGTCGTGCCGAACAATCATCTGTTCAAGGGCTCGACGGGCACTGCGGGGGTCTAATCATGGCTATTACTCGTGCACAACTAGTAAAGGAACTGGAGCCGGGTCTTAACGCCCTCTTCGGTATGGAATACAACCGTTACGAAAACGAGCATGCCGAGATTTTCTCGGTTGAAAGCTCGGACCGTGCGTTTGAAGAAGAAGTCATGCTGACCGGTTTCGGTGCCGCTCCGACCAAGTCGGAAGGTGCTGGCGTCTCGTATGACTCGGCCCAAGAGTCGTTCACCGCTCGTTACACCCACGAGACGGTGGCTCTGGCGTTCGCCCTGACGGAAGAGGCCATCGAGGACAACCTCTATGACCGTCTGTCGGGTCGTTACACCAAGGCTCTGGCCCGTTCGATGGCTCACACCAAGCAAGTCAAGGCTGCTTCGGTCCTGAACAACGCTTTCAACGCCGGCGTTCACGCTGGCGGCGACGGTGTTGCTCTCTGCGCCGACAACCACCCGACTGCTCTGGGCCCGAACTTCTCGAACGAGCCGGCCACCGCTGCCGACCTGAACGAGACCTCGCTGGAGCAAGGCATCATCGACATCGCTGCGTTCACCGACGAACGTGGCCTAAAGGTTGCTGTTATTGCCCGCAAGCTGGTCGTGCCGAAGGAACTTCAATTCACGGCTGAACGCCTGATGAAGTCCACCCTCCGCACTGCCACCGCTGACAACGACATCAACGCTGTCAAGTCGATGGGCCTGATTCCGGACGGTTATGTGGTTAACCACTACCTGACCGACACGGACGCTTGGTTCCTGCTGACCGACGCCCCGAACGGCCTGAAGATGTTCCAGCGTTCGAATATCAAGACCGCCTTTGAAGGCGACTTTGATACCGGCAACGTTCGTTACAAGGCTCGTGAGCGTTACAGCTTCGGCTGGTCGGACCCGCGTGGTATCTACGGCTCGACGGGTGCCGCCTGATTCTTAGCTGAGTCAGTTGAAAAGGGGGCTTCGGCCCCCTTTTCTTTTTGTCTTTCGTCCCAGTGCAGCTTGCGGTGGCAGTTAGCGCATAGGACAACGCACTTGGCCGCTTCTTCTCTTGCCTTACCGTAACGTCCTTGGTTGATGAACTCATTCACGCAACCATCTTTTTCGTCCTTGTTGGGGTGGTGAAAGTCAAAGGTTGCCGGGTGCTTTTCCCCGCAAACAGTGCAACTAAGAGTAGCTTTGAACTCCCACCACTCTTTCCGGCTTTTTTGCCTGTTTTTCTTGGTTGCCGCTTTTACGCGCTCCTTGTTTCGCTCGTAATAAGACTTTCCGTAGTTCTCGTAATGAGTGGCCATATGAATACCGTCTAACTTGACCGTGCAACGGTAATCTGATAAAACGAAGTTGTCTAGGATTTTAGCTCTATCGACTGGCCTAGCAGACTTTGTAGAGACGATAGGGCGGTGTGCTACAACACAAAGGAAATACTATGGCTTCGACTACTTTTTCTGGTCCAGTTCGCTCGCAGAACGGCTTCCAAACTATTTCGATTAACGCAAATACTGGCGAGGTTACCACCACCTCGACCATTGGTGCTAACACTTCTGTCACCACCCTAACTGCTACTGGCGCTATTACTTCTACGGGTACCGGCGGTGTGGGTTATGCAACCGGCGCAGGCGGCGTTGTAACCCAAGGCACAAGCCGTACTACTGGCGTGACGCTTAACAAGCGTTGTGGTGCCATTACCCTGTTCACCGCCGCCGGTTCTACCACTGCCGCTAGCTTTACCGTCACCAACAGCACTGTTGGCGCGAACGACGTTATCATCGTGAACCAAGCATCGGGTACCAACCTGTATAATTTGTTCGTTACTTCTGTTGCCGCAGGCAGCTTCACTGTTACTTTCTTTACTACGGGCGGCACCGCTTCTGACACTCCGGTGATTAACTTTGCAGTGATTGATGGTGTAGCTGCTTAAGTTTGCTAAACAAGGAGTATCAAAATGGGCTTCTGTAGCGACGTTAAGTCTGCAAACATCACCACTAGTGCTTCGGTATTCGGTGGCCGTGGTCGCGTAAAGGCGATTTACGTCCAACCGGGTACTGCGGCTGGTTCTGTGACGATTAAGGATGGCGGAAGCAGCGGCACCAACGTTATCGTGTTGGACACGATTGCGAACGGTCAGGCTGTCTACCTTCAGCTTCCTGAAGACGGGGTGCTTTGCGAGACGAGTGTTTACTGCACTCTCGCGGGCGCTGCAACCAAGGCCACTGTGTTTTACGCCTGACCATGGCTAAGTCAAAGGGAATGGGGATTGCAACATCGGTCAAGTCGGGCAACTTTCGCTCGACTAAGTCCGGTGCCGGGATGACTAAGAAGGGCGTCGCCGCCTATCGAAAGGCCAACCCCGGCAGCAAGTTGCAGACAGCCGTTACCGAAGACAAGCCCTCCGGAGCGAGAGCAAAGCGTCGTAAGTCGTTTTGCGCTCGTTCTGCTGGTCAAGCAAAAATGCACGGTGTAAATTGTTCCGAGACCCCTGAAAAGCGTATCTGTCAGGCTCGGCGTAGATGGAAATGCTGAAAATGACCCAAGACCCGTTAGAAGCAGCCAAGCAAACAGTTGACGCTGTCTCTGTTGTAACCGTTGTAGGGACCCTTATGGACGTGCTCCCAGCAATCGCGGCTTTGTTTACTATCTGCTGGACAGCCATTCGTATCTGGGAAACCAAGACCGTTCAGGATTGGATTAACCGTGGCAAAGACAAAGAAGGCCAATGACGCTTGTGCCAAGAAGGTAAAGGCACGGTACGCGGTGTGGCCTAGCGCCTACGCCTCTGGTGCTGTTGCCAAGTGCCGTAAGGTAGGGGCAAAGAACTGGGGGAAGAAAAGTGGCCGTTCGTAAGACCGCCAAAGGTCTAGCCCTCAAGAAATGGTTTGCCGAAGACTGGGTGGACGTATCCCGCACAGACAAAAAAACCGGCAAGCATCCGGCCTGTGGCCGTAAAGAAGCAAGTCTATCCAGTAAGGGGTATCCTAAGTGCAGACCAGCGGCAAAGGCCGCTGCAATGACTGAGGGTCAAAAACGCGCGGCTGTTCGCCGCAAACGCGCCAAGCCGCAAGGTGTAGGCGGCAAACCAACCAACGTTAAGTGAGGTAATCATGCCCGGTTGTGGAAAAAAGATGGCAAAGGGCGGCATGGCGGATGTTAAGGGCCGTGCCATGAAGGGTAGTTCTCCGGACCGTATTGGCCGCGCAGTCATGAAGGACCGTCGCGACCCGGACATCGGTAAGATGATGAAGGAAACCAAGGTCAAGGCCCCGGCCAAGCACATGGCTTCCGGCATGAAGAAGGGTGGCGAGATGATGGTCTCCCCCCGCAAGCGCATGGCTATGGGCAAGGGGAATTAACATGGACGACAAGAAGATGGAAATGGAGCGTAATCGCTCTATGAAGCGCCGAGAGCTAGAAAAGCGCCTTCAAAAAGAAGGTGAGCGCGGCTTGGAACCTATTGGTCCCGGGTACATGACCAAGGAAGAAAAAGACACTATCCAGCAAATGATGAAAATGGATGAGGAGAGCAAAATGAAGCCCAAGGGCTACAAGAAGGGCGGCATGGTCACACGTGGCCAAGGTTGCGTTGTTCGTAAGAAGTCTTGCAAGATGTGCTGAGGAGACTATTGTGACTAAGAAGACGATTAAACCCAAAAAGATGCTTGCAGGCGGGATAATTAAAGCCGCCGTGAAGGCGGGCGGCAAGGCTGTACAGGCAGCTAATAGCCCCCAGCCCCCCGCAGCACGTGGTCGGGGTCTTTCCCGCGCTATTGGTTCGGCGGTGAATTTGGCCGGCAAGGCTGCACAGCCCCCCGCAGCACGTGGTCGGGGTCTTTCCCGCGCTATTGGTTCGGCGGTAAATAAAGTTGGTTCGGCGGTGAATAAAGCACAGGAGGTCGCTGTCGAAAAAGCAAAGGGCGGTTCCGTGACTAAAAAACCCAAGAAAAAGGTCTAATCATGGCTAAGACTACTAAGGCTCGTGGTGTAGGCGCTGCAACCCAAGGCTTCGGTGCGGTTTCAAAGCGTTCTGAGGAAACCTACTTCTCACCTGAACCGGTTGACGAAAATCTGGAAAAGCAGAAGTATGCGGGCGAGATGGAAAGCCCGGTATTCCCGCGTATTCCTCAACCCACTTCGTTCTAAGACATGACCACCTCAGGGACTAGCTCATTCAACCTAGATATTGCCGACCTCATCACCGAGGCCTATGAACGGTGTGGTATCTCGGTTCAGGACGGCTATGCCCTAAGGACGGCCCGTCGTTCTTTGGACTTGTTGTTTGCGGACTGGGCCAATCGCGGGCTTAATTTGTGGCGCATTGAGCAGCGAACATTGGCCCTGACCACAGGCGTGAACACTTACGACCTCCCCTTGGATACCGTCGATGTGTTGTCTGCTGTGGTCAGATTCAGCAATCAGGGTGTCAACACCGACATCACTATTGACCGAATCAGCCGCGCTGAGTATCTGCATACACCGGTCAAGAGTCAGCAGGCCCGTCCCTCGCAGTATTACGTCGAACGTACGATTCAGCCCAAGCTTTATCTGTATCCTACGCCTGACCCGTCTATTTCGTACACGTTCGTGTATTACGCGATTCGTCGTATACAAGATGCCGGGGATTATTCGAACACGCCGGATGTTAATTTCCGCTTTCTCCCCTGCCTTGCTGCCGGCCTTTCATACTACCTGTCACTCAAAAAATCCCCGGATAGAGTGGGGCTGTTGAAGCAGATTTACGAGGAGGAGTATGCACGGGCTGCGTCGGAAGACCGCGAACGAGCCAGTGTGTTCTTGACCCCTGACTTTGGAAACTAGCCATGGGGGCCTACGCCTCAGGTAAGTATGCTCTGGGTATATGCGACCAATGTGGTCAGCAGTACATGCTTAACGAACTGAAAAAGACTTGGGAGGGCTTCAAGGTTTGTCAGGAGTGTTACGAACCTAAACACCCCCAGCTTCAGCCCCTTCGTTCCGTATCTGACCCGCAAGCTCTATATCAGCCTAGGCCCGAGAAGTACGAGATTTTTGTTGTTTATGTAGGCATACCCGGAGACTCAACGTTTGAGTCCATCGGGATGCAGCCCGCTCCCGTATCTCAACCGGTTGTTGGACTAGGCTCGGTTGGAACCGTAATGGTATCGATAACATGAACTACAACGAGCTAGTAACCAACATTCGTAACTACACGGAAGTTGGGGACAACGTATTTACTGAATCCGTTATCAATACGTTTATCACGATGGCGGAAAGTCGCATCCTTCGTGATATCGACCTCGATTACTTCAAAAAAGAGGTTGCTGGCGTGTTGACCACAGGCAATCGATTCCTGTCCGCCCCGAACGACATCTTGACTCATCGATACTTAATGATTACCTACCTTGGGGAACAAATCTTCCTTGAGTTCAGGGACACGTCGTTTATGAAGGAGTATTGGCCCAACAGTGCTGTACGCGATGTTCCCAAGTATTACTCCGTGTGGGACCAAGACACCTTTTATATTGCCCCTACTCCCAGTGAGGACTTCCCGGCTGAACTGGGATACATCTACAAACCGGCTCAAATTTCATCGGCTAACCCAACCACTTGGATTAGCTTAAACGCTCCCGAGGCGCTTCTATACGCCTGTCTTATTCAAGCGTATAGTTATACGAAGGGACCACCCGAAATGATGCAATATTTCGAGAATAGTTATGCTCAAGCTATTCAAGGTCTTGGTGTTGAGCAACAGGGCCGTCGCCGTCGAGATGAGTACAGGGATGGCATGCCCCGAATTAAGGTTAGGTCGGAGAACCCGTAATGTATATCGAATCCTGTGGCGCTCTTCTTGGAGACATTCGCGTGATGCACGTATCTGGTCGTGGTTTCACACCAGAGGAAGTTGCGGAGATGGCTCTTGAAAAAATTATCTACGTTGGCAGCGATTCGCATCCGGCAATTCGTGACCAAGCCGAAGCATTTAAAAGACAGATTCGAGATGTCTTGGTGCGGTACATGCGCCAAGCAATCATGTCCCACAACACGACGGTATCCAACCGGCTGAAAGCCGCCGGTCACGAGGACCTCGTTAAACTTTTGGAGATTTAACATGCCCGGATTTACCAATGCAATGCCCACCTCTTTCAAGGTGGAAATTCTCAAGGCGGTCCACAACTTCACCGCCTCGACTGGTAACACATTCAAGATTGCCCTCGGTAAAGGCAGCGCAACTCTCGCCGGTACGTATGGTGCTGCCACCACTAGCTATACAACCCTTACGGGCAACACAGACGAGTTGGCGAACGGTAGTGGTTACACCACTGGCGGTAACACTCTGACCTCGGTGACCCCGGTTGCTGACGGTACGACTGCGGTGTGTGACTTTGATAACACCACTTGGAGTGCCGCAACGTTTACCACATCTGGCGCAATCATCTACAACGATAGCGCAGCCGGTGACCCTGCATGTGCTGTGTTGAGCTTTGGCGGCGACCAGACCGTGACTTCGGGTGATTTCCAAATCCAGTTCCCGGCCCCTGTCTCGACCACTGCAATCATCCGCATCGCTTAAGGTGACGTATGGCACTTTTCATTGCTGACCGCGTAAAGGAAACAACGACCACTACTGGTACGGGCACGATTACGCTTGCCGGTGCCTCTACGGGGTTTCAGTCCTTTGCTGCTGTTGGTAATGGCAACACCACCTTCTACACCATTGCTGCACAAAGCGGCTCTGAGTGGGAGGTGGGCATGGGCACCTATACGGCGTCGGGAACTACTCTCTCTCGGGACACGATTCTTGCTTCAAGCAACTCCGGGTCGGCGGTTAACTTCAGTGCTGGCACCAAGGATGTGTTTGTCACGTACCCCGCGAGTTACGCCTTGTTCGGTGCGGGTGGTCAGGCGATTATCACCAACAACACGGTAATCAACACAAGCACACCGATTCAGCCGGGGTTCAACGCGCAGAGCATCGGACCCATTACAATCTCCAGCAGCAAGTTTGTCTCGGTGCCTACTGGTCAGTCTTGGCTGGTATTCAGTTAAAAAGGAATCACCATGAGCAATTTCAAGATTCAGGGAAATGCTAGCGGTACCGGGACCACGACTTTCCAGACCGCTAATACTTCTTCTAACACGACTTTCACCCTGCCGGGTACGGACGGTACTAGCGGTCAGGCCCTCGTTACTGATGGTTCTGGCAACTTGTCCTTTGGGTCGGCTGGGATTTCTACCGGCAAAGCCATCGCTATGGCGATGATTTTCGGATTCTAAGGGGCAACAAATGGCAAACCCAAATATCGTAAACGTTGCCGCCATCTACGGTAACTCTTCGCAAGTCGCATTATCATCAACTAGCGCCACAAGCCTTGTAAGTAATGCGGCGTCTAGCGGCAAGGTGTTCAAGATTAACAGCATCGTCGTTGCTAACGTGGATGGCTCGTCTGCTGCTGATATCACTATCAACATCTACAGCCAAGCCGCTCTTGCTGGTACTGCGTACGCAATTGCTTCGACCATCTCTGTTCCGGCAGACGCCTCTTTGATTGTCACGGACAAGACCACATCGTTCTACTTGCTTGAAAACCAGTCCATCGGTGCGGTTGCCGGTGCGGCTAACGACCTCGTAGTTACTGCAAGTTGGGAAGAACTTAACAGTTAAGGCAACGCCATGTCGATGCGCTACAAGGGCGGAGTTCTCTCCGCCACACCTCCGACTGTAACTATCTCCTCGGCTCCCGGCTTGTGGACAATGCAGGACCAGATGCGTTACCAAGCTGCTGGTACGTGGCCCCCTGCTATCCTCCCTGACCCGTATTTTGGAAACGTGGTTGCCTTGATGCACTTCGACGGCACCAACGGCGCTCAGAACAACACGTTCCTAGATTCATCGACTAACGCCTTCAGCATCACCCGTAACGGCAATACCACTCAAGGGGCGTTCAGTCCGTTCAGCCGTGCGGATGGGGGGTGGAGTAACTATTTTGATGGGAGTGGCGACTACTTATCGGTGGGGGCTACCAATACCCTAAACGTAGGCGCTGGTAATTTCACCATAGAAGGTTGGTTTTACATGACCTCGGCTCCCGGCGCATACGTAACCCTAATGTCATACACCCAAGCCTCGCAAACTACGGGTATGCGCTTTGGTGACGGTGGATTTGGTACCAAACTTCAAGTTGGGCTTCATTTAGATAGCATTGGGAATGTATATAGCACTGCATATACGCAGAGTTCTTTTAGTAATCAATGGCACCACGTTGCCATGACCAGACAATCTGGGGTGGTTCGCTTTTTTGTGGACGGACAGCAACAAAACTTAGGGACTGGAGTCAACCCCTCAATCTACCCGTTGACAGATTTTACGGACACCCGGTCACTAGGCACAAGTTCTACTTGTGAGATTGCTGGTACCGCTTTTCAGGGATATGTGAGCGGAGTTCGTTTTATTAAGGACACCGCACTGTACACATCGTCTTTTACCCCGCCCACCACTCCACTTACAGCCATCGCTAACACGTCTCTCCTGACGTGTCAGTCCAACCGCTTCAAGGACAACAGCACAACCGCTTCTACTATTACTCCTGTGGGCAACACATCCGTCCAAGTCTTCAGTCCGTTCAATCCCACGACTGCCTACTCTGCTGCATCTAACGGCGGCTCGGGGTACTTTGATGGTAACGGTGATTACCTCGCCGTGCCTGACAACGCGGCGTTTGATATGGGCACGGGGAACGTAACTATTGAGGCGTGGATATACGTAACAAACATTCCGTCTGCTACCGCACAGGGCATTTTTGGCAACCTTAACAGTGGGTACGAGTTCTACATGTATCCGTACGGTGCCGCTGGAACAATATCAATTGGTGTTCAGACCTTTGAGGGTGGGTATCAACAAATCTATACAATCACCAACAATGTGCGCCTTAATGAGTGGGCCCATGTTGCTTTTACGCGAGCGTCAGGAACTAACAGATTCTTTGTTAACGGTGCACTTTGCAGCACTACTGGAACCCTGACTAATCCGCTAAATGCCGGTGGAACACAAGAGATTGGAAGACGTGCCTATACCTCGACTGATTTCTTCTTTGGGTACATGTCTAGCCTTCGCGTCGTCAAAGGCACCGCCGTCTACACAGCGGCATTTACCCCGCCTACGGCCCCACTCACTGCTATCTCCGGCACCAGTCTGCTCTGCAACTTCACCAACGCTGGGGCATTTGATAATGCGGCCATTGAAGATTACGAGACAGTAGGCAGTTCGCAACTTTCTACTACCCAGTTCAAGTTTGGTACTTCTTCGCTGATTCTTAACGGCACCGGAACTAATGCTCAGAACACTCTGCGTGGAGCCACCACGTCGGACAATTTTAGGTTAGGTACTGGCCCATTTACCGTCGAAGGGTTTTTACGGCTTAATTCCTCATCAGTTAGTTATCCGTACATATGGAGCCTATACAACCCCGGAACTAATGTAAGCGTACTTACAATGTTCTTTGGGGATGCAGGATTTTTGCACAATCTGCTTATTTACCACAATAACAATCTAATCAATGTTAATAATGGGGCTTCAAGACAAAGCGCCTTCTTAAATACATGGAAGCATTTTGCTTTTGTTAGAGATAGTTCTTCTACATTTACGGTGTACGTAGATGGAGTATCTGTTTACTCGGCAAACCTTAGTACAGACCTTGGCTCTTCTAAACTCCACTTTGGTAATATTGGAGACGGCTCTACCTACGGCTATCTAGACGAGTTTCGTATCACCAAGGGCGTTGCCCGCTATACCGCCAACTTCGCGCCGCCCACCGATGCATTCCCGAATCTGTAAGGAACATAAATGAGCCTTCGTTACCCCGGTGGCCTTATCACAAAGAACCCCGTAGTCCCCAGCACTTCGTCGGCTGCGGGTATCTGGACTCTTGAGCAAGCACTTGAGTACATCAAGGCAGGCACGTGGCCGAGTACTGGCGACCCGTATTTTGAGTACGTCACGATGCTCCTTCACGGGGACGGCACCAACGGCGCTCAGAACAACACGTTCCTCGACTCGTCTACTAACGCCTTCAGCATCACCCGTAACGGGAATACCACTCAAGGTACGTTTAGCCCGTATGGGAGCAATTGGAGTAATTACTTTGATGGGAGTGGGGATTTCCTATCGACAAGTGTATCGCCCGCCACCCTTTCTGGGGATTTTACGGTTGAGGGTTGGATTTATCTTGATAACCTTTCGGCAACTAGATTATTTGTTTGTCTTGGAGATAGCTTAAATGCAACTGGTGTCGCATTTTATGTGACAACAGGAGGCCGCTTAACCGTATATGGAAATAATGCAGCAATCCTTACAGGCACTACGCAAAGCGTGCCTACAAATTCATGGGTTCATGTTGCTTTCGTTCGGTCCAGCGGAACAATTAAGGTTTATTTGAACGGCACGGCAGATTCGACAACTGCTTCTAACGCAACTTCATTTACTGGAAATTGCAGAGTTGGAGCTGAACTATATAACGGTGGATTAGGCTCTGTTATTCAGGGTTATATATCCAGTTGCAGAATAGTAGCTGGCACCGCCGTCTACACCTCCAATTTCACTCCACCTCCCACCCCCCTCACCGCAATCGCCAACACATCCCTGCTGACCTGTCAGAGCAACCGCTTCATCGACAACTCAGCCAACGCCCTTGCCATCACGGTTAATGGCAACACCAGCGTACAACGCTTCAGCCCGTTCTCACCGACTGCTGCCTACTCTGCTGCCACTATTGGCGGTAGTGGGTATTTTGATGGGAGTGGGGACTACTTAACACTCGGAGGCCAAACCGAACTTACATTTGGTACAGGGGACTTTACTGTCGAAGTGTGGGTTTACAGGATGGGGGAGATAGGGTTTGCTTATGACAACAGACCGAACGGCACTAATGGGGCGTATTTAACGTTATTTGCTGCTGCATCAGTGATTATTTACTATAACACTACAGAAGTATTAAATGCGGGTTCAATACCATTAAATGCTTGGACGCATGTTGCTGTGTCTAGGTCTGGAACTAGTCTTAGGGCGTTTGTAAATGGTTTGCAGGTAGGCAGCACGGTTACTAATAGTGTAGATTTTTTAAGTGGCGGCGCAGGTCGCCCAATTATTAACGCCAACGGCTTCAATACCAGTGTTAGTAATGGTGTTGGGTATATTAGCGGGCTGCGCGTTCTTAAGGGAACCGCTTTGTATACGGCTAACTTTACGCCACCCACATCACCTCTTACCGCAATAGCAAATACCAGCCTGCTCTGTAATTTCACCAACGGCGGCATCTTCGACAACGCCGCCATGAACGACCTAGAGACTGTTGGTAACGCGCAAATCTCTACCGCTCAGAGCAAGTTTGGTGGCGGGTCAATGCTGTTTGATGGGAGCGGGGATAGGTTACAAGGGCGTTCCACTCCAGAAGTTACTTTTGGCACTGGTGCTTTTACTGTTGAAGGATGGCTGTACTTAAACTCTGTAGCATCAATTCAGATTATATTTGACCAGCGCCCCGCGAGTAGCAACGGGGCATACCCAATGTTGTACATGAACGGCGCCGCTATGACTTGGTATGTAAGTTCTGCGGAGAGGATAGCTAGTAGCAGTCTAACTACAGGTACTTGGTATCACTTTGCTGTTAGTAGGTCAGGCGCTTCTACCAAAATGTTTATCAATGGTACACAGTCCGGCTCTACTTACACGGATAGCATTACTTATTTAGCATCAAGTTTATACATAGGGGCTTCTGCATTTGATGGTGGAGGGGTTTTAAACGGCTACCTAGATGAGTTTCGTATCACCAAGGGCGTTGCCCGCTACACCGCCAACTTCACGCCGCCCACCGATGCATTCCCTGACAAGTAAGGATTAGCCATGCTCTATTCCAAAAACGGTTCGATTCCAAAGCCCGAGACTGACGGCACCGAAGGGTGGATTGAAGTCGGGGACCCTCCGAGTATCCAAGAAGGCGTCGGCCTTGAAGTAGTATGGTGGTACCCACCGGGCTGGATTGTGCGTACGCACCAACCGCCGGACACAGAAACAACTGTTTGGAAGTGGTCCCAAACGGAAGTAAAATGGGTCGAATACCCCCGCACCC